CCAGCGACCACTTTCCCACAGGCGGCGAGGAGGGCGCATCGGTTGCGGCTTCGAGACTTGAAGACACAATGTTTCGTCCGTCATGCTCGCACTCAAGAACGATGTAACGCAGTGACGTTTTTGGAATGGTTATTTCATCGCCCCAATCATCGGCAAGGATGCCGTTGATCGTTCCGGGGCGCACGGTGACGATGACTTGATTTGGTGCGTTGGGGTCTTGGCGGCTGGATATTTGGAAGGGGTGGGCGGTGGTGGAGGAAGATCCGCCGCGTTGCGGGGCTACGGTGATTTCGGTTCCGCCCGGCAGCTTGCGAAATGTGCCGTTGACCACGCGGGTAATCCGCAGACTTTCCAATTCGCGCAGGATCTGGTTCAGCGTGCTTGCGCCTAACTGCCGATCAAGCGGCTGGCGGGGCTGAAATTCTTTGATCCCGCTTCGCATAGATTACTCGTAAATATCGAAATCCGCGTTCCATCCGCGATCCCCGCTGGCAAGCCACTCGCGGGTGACGCGCCAAAAACTTCCCCCGCTGTCGGGCTCGTAAAGTTTCTGAGCACGAATGCCGATCATTAGCCAGTTTGCTCCTTGTCTCAAGGTGGGGGCGTCGGGAGGCGGGCGGTTTACGTTGCAAAGCTCGCTTAGATTTGGCTTGATAGTTTCATCGAATGTCTCGGAATAAGTAATGCCGCTCGGCGTAAAAAAGTGCGTCACGCCTTTAAGCATCAGCGTGTAGAGATTTTGCGCGGCGATTAGGTCGGCTCCTGTTCCGGTAAGCTGCGGAGTCGATCCGTCGTTCAGCGAGGCTTTGATGGCGGCAAGGTCGGCTTCAGACACGGTTCCGCCGCCTTGCGCTCCGTTAAATTTTGGGTGCGTCTCGATGGGTTCTTGCGCGGCTTGGCCGTTAATCTGGATCTGTGCATCACCGGGGGCGCTGCCTGCGCTCTCGTAGGTGTAAACGTAATCGCGCCCGCCATCTGGTCGAATCGTGTATTCGTTGCTAACAAGGCGCATCCCGCTCGGCGCGGTTGGAACGGATGGCGCTGAGTCATCGGTAACGCTAACGGGAATTTGCACGATCTTCCGCCCTTCGGGCGTGATGGTGCTGCGGTATCCTGCTGTTTGAAATGAGGGCATAGGTTAAGCGGGCATGAGCGCCATTTGCGGCGTCAGTTTTTGTTCGATGCGGGCGAGGAATCCGTTGGCTTTTTGCTGCTCGCGCAGTTGCTGCGCGGCGGGATTGGCCGCGTCGGAGAATCGGGCAAAGGCCGCCCCGCCGCCGACCTTTTGCAACGATTGGGCGATGATGCCCGTGTTGCTCCCGCGCTGCATACCGCCTTCTTCGTCCATGCCGGGGATCATGGTTTTGCTGGCTTCAAAGCGAGCGCGGGCGGCTTCTTGGTTGGTTTTAAGTTGCTCGCTGATCGTGTTGACGATGCCGTCGCGGGCGGCTTGCAGTTCGGAGGTGTCGATGGTTTCGCCTGCGGCTTCCATTGCGGCAGACATGGCCGTCAGAGCATTGTCCATTGACAGAGCAATGCGGGCTTGAGCCTCGGCCAGCGGGCCGCTCAATAGGTCGCCTGCCTGCCCAAAGCTCGCGGCAGAGGCGGCGTCCATTTGGTCGGCGCTTTGGCGGTAGGTGTCGGCAAGGCCCGCCCCCCCACCAAGGCCCGGCACTTTGCTGACGGCCTCCAAGACGGCGGCGGCGGCACGTTGAATGATTGCGGCAAACTTTTGGGCTGCGCCGATTAGGCCATTGCCAAGCCCCTGCCAAAACTCGGCTTTGGAAACAATGGACATGAGCGTGACGAAATCGCCCGGAATATCGACAAGGCGCTGAGCCAAGAACGCGACCAAGCCGTAAAGACCTTTGACCAAGAGGTTGACGAACTCGGCCCCGGACAACTTTAGTTGAGCGGCAAAAAGATTGCCGATCTGTCCGCTTGTGATTGCGGTAAGTCCAAAGGCAACGGCCTGCCCAAGCTCTTGCCCAAGACCCGCAAAGTCCAACCCATCCGCCGCTTCCAAAAGCGGCAAAATGGCAGGCACCACTTGATCGGCCACGCCGACAAAGAAACCTTCCAGCTTGGAGCCGATGGTGTTGAGAATGTCGGAAGCGCGGTCAAAGAGATTGGCATTGCGAGTGAGCAAATCGGCCTGCGAACCGATAGCGCGGGCGGCATCACCGAGCGCGCCTGAGTCTTTGAAGAGGGCCAGCATTTCGCCGCCAGAGCGTCCAAAGATTTGCATGGCGGCGGCGGCTTGGGCGGCAGGGTTGGAAATGCCATTGATTGCTTGGCCGATGGCTTCAAATTGTTTGTCGGGCGACAGCCCGGATAGTTGCTCAACGGACAGGCCAAGGTTTGCCAGCGCATCCTGCGCGGTCTTGCTGCCCTGCCCCGCCTCGATGATGGCGCGCTGCATCTTGTTAATCGCGGGGCCAACTTTGTCCGCGCTCAACCCCGCCCGCTCAAAGGCCATTTGCAGGACGCGAAGCTCGCCAGCGGCAACGCCTGTGCGGGCGGACAGCTCGGAAAGCGCCCCGCCGATATCCACGGCCTTCTTGATGCCAACGGCCAATCCTGCGGCGGCTGCTGCGGCTGCGGCGAAGCCTGCGGCCATGACGGGAACGCCAATAGCCCCCAGCTTGCCGAGCGCGGCCTGCGCCTTGGTCAGTCCTGCGGTAAACCCGGAAGAATCGAGCGCGAGTTTGGCTGTTACGGTTGCGGCCATGATTAGCGGACGCCAAATCCCGAAGCCTTGGCGTTTTGTTTAAGGTAGTATTGGACGCGACGGGTAATGGCTCCCGTGCGTTTTGCCAGAACGGCCTTTAGACGGCGCTCGATGCTACCCCGTGCGCGGGCATAGACCCCGGCATTGGCAAGCTCAAGGACGCCACGGCTTCCTTGCTGCTTGTAGTTGATGTAGCCAGCGCGTTCGTGACGGGTGATCCATGCGGGCAGCTTGGCCCCAAGTTTGACGGCAGCGGCTTTCCAGCCTGCGGCCTGCTTGCCGACCATCTTAACTGCCTTTTTGATGTAAGCGGCTTTCTTGGCCTCGGTCGTGACGCCTCGATTGTAGGACTTGGAGCGGCCAATGTTTCGGTCGCCCGTCTGCCCTGCGCTGGTCACTCGTCCGTTGCGAGTCCTCTGGCTGCGGTGCCATTGAGCAAGATTGCTGACGGCAACGTCATTGTCGGACACATAGACAGTCCCGTCTTTGCGGCGAAGTTCGCGACGATTGATGGAGCCGCCGAAGATTTCGACAAATTGCTCGTAAAGCCCTGGCGCGAGGCCGATGAGGATTTTGTTGATGTCGTTTGTGACGGCAATTTCGCCGCCTTTTTTGTTCCACTTCGCACCCTTGTTTGGCGGTGTGATCTTCGCGGCTTCGACAATGATGATCTTCCCCTGCTCGTTGAGCAGTTCTTTGGTCGTGCGCTTGCTCGTGGCAATATAGCTCTGCATTGCCTTGTCGAACTCGGCAGAATCAATCGTAACACTTTTGGCGCGGCGTCCCATTACTCTGCTGAAAACCTCTCTGTCAAAGCCGCCATGCGCTCAAAGGCATCCACCGTCTCGCCTGTCGGCGGGCCGGGCGGCACTGTCCAAACGTCATTAGCCCGCAAGGCGCAATGCTGATATTGAAGCAGTCGGGCGAGCGGCAGTTCCCAAATGATGTAATGTTCGGGCCAGCCTGTCTCTCGCGCCAGCGTGAAAGCGAAAGTCGCAATCCACGCTGGCTCTGTCAGTTTCCCGGTGGCGAGGCTTGGGATGCGCCCGGTGCGGCGGGCTTTTCGACAATCTCCACGGAGGCCGCGCCCGTCATGTCGCCGACGCGCTGAATCTCGTCCATGACTTGCGGCACGATCGAAAGCGGGATCTGCAACTGATAGCGAAGCAGTTCGTCCTCAAGGTGCTGCTTGTCGCGGACGGCGCGCAGCACTTTCTCGACGGGCTCGCAATGGATGAAAAGAAAGCCCGCCACTTGGCGTAGCTGCTCGACTTGATCCATCGGCTCGTCGGACTTCTCGCCCGTGAACTGCGACAGGCCGAGCTTTTTGCAGAGGGTAACGCTGCCAAGGGTAAAGGGCCGCAGCTTGAAATCGCCAATCTGCTTGAGCGAGGGTTCCAAAAACGCTTCTTCGGTTAGAGTAGTTTGAGCCATTTTGCTTTCTCGTCGGGAGTCAAATCGGGGCGAATCTTCAGCGTGCGTTGACCCTTGCGAAGCAGGATCATCGGGCGGTGCTTGCGGAAGTGATCGCGGAACTTGGAAAGGTTCTCGTGCGCGTGGCGTAGGTAGGCAATGGGGTGTTCCGGGTTAGCCTTGCACCACTTCAGATCGCGAAAGCGGACGAGAAATGCTTCCAGCGGCAGGCGCTCGTCGCCAAAGTTGGCGGTCACGGTGTCATCGAAAACCCAAACGGTTTCTCGGATCAGTTCGCCTGTGCCTGTGTCCTCAACGTAGTCCTCAAAATTCTTGATTTGCTTGCCGTTAATGAGGCGGTAGCCAGCGGTCAAAGCGGCAACGCAAGACGCGCCTTCCAAGGAAGCGAGGGGCTGATCGTCCCTCGATTTGACCACTCGCACCTGCATCCTTGCGGGATTAGCTCAAGGTCGCTCCGGGCCAGTTCCGCATGGTGAATGACCAATCGGGATAGTCTTCGTTGCGCTCGGTAATGGAAATGTTGGTGACAACGGAAGCGCCACCGCTGACGCCTGTGATTGTGGCTGTTTCACCAACGTCTAAACCGCTTGGGAAGTCGCCGCGTCCGCTGACCTGCACTTCAAAGGTCGGGTCAAAGGCTTTGCCTTGGCCGTAGGTGCCGTCTTTCTCGGCAATGTGTAGCTCTTCCAGGGTCTTGGTGATCTGAACGGATTGCGTCAGGTTATCGCTGTAAGCGGTGACGCCGATGTCTGCGACGGTGGAGGCCATAATATTTTAGAGGTCGTCTTTGCGGACGGCAGTAATTTCGTAAGACGGGAAATCGTCCGCTGTTTGCGTGTTGGAAACAGAAATAATTTTGGCCGTGCCTTCGCTAATGGCCCCGGCGGTAACGCCTGTAAGATCGCCTGCCCCACGGCCACGGCGGGTAAAGTTGGTGGTGGAATAACCCAACTTGCTGACGTGCTTTGTCACGCCCGTTTTGTCGCGTATCGTGGCGACTTCAACCGTGCTGTCGGTCGTGAACTCCTCGGTCGTGGAGTTGGACGGCTCGGCAATGTCAGTGCTGGTAATTCCGATGGAAGGCATGGCTGGTTATTTAGCGGACTTTTTGGCGAGACGGGCCTCGACGGCTGCACCGCGAGGGCCAGTAACGGCGGCGGCTTTGGGCTGCTCTTTTGCTACGGGTTCGCTCATACGCTTGCGTCGTGTGTCAAACGGCCACGCCAAGGGCCACTTGCAAAGTGTTGACCCATGCGCGGTCTTGAAAATCTGGCCCCGGCACGCTGGTGATGTAGCTGCCTGCAAAATCCACCCCTGACGCGGCGGCATCAAAGGCCGTGCGGAAGGAGCTTTGCGCCTCGATGGCGGTGACGAGCGTAGTGAAAAGACTGCTGTGGTCGGACAGGCTGACAGCCATTGACGGCGACCGCAGGCTAACGGTGAGATTGACCAAGAACGCGCCCGGCCCCCGGTGCTCGGCATCGCTGACCTCGACCACCACGGCCTGCTTCTCAAAGTCCAAGTCGGCGGCAGTGACCGATTCGTGAACCTGTGTGCCTGCGGGAAGGTTGTTTAATGCGCGCAGGTAGGCCGCTACGCCCTTTTCTACTTCAAGCGGGTTCACGGGTTGCCAACCTCCACGATCCATTCCTGCGCGAGCGGGCTAAAGTTTTGCCGCACGGAGATGACGCGGTAGTTTTTGCCGTCAATCGTCACCGGGCTTTTCACTTCAGGCGCTTCGCACACATCGGTTTTGCTCACGCGCACCACGAAATCGACGGGTTGCTGATAGCCGCCCGACTCAAGGTTCAGTTCGGGCGTGCCTGTCGAGACGGCACAGGTGAAATTGCGGGGGGCTCCGTTCCACGCTTCGCCAAAGGTTACGGTCGTGCCGAAAGCGGATTTCATCTGCGCGGCAGCTTGACGGGCAAAGGCGGCTACGGAGGTGGCGTCCATGTTTCAGAGGGCAACTGTCAAAGTTGATCGACCCACCCTTTTTCGATGGCGTCAGGGTTGCGGCGGCGAAAGACGGCCTTGCCGCGCTCGTTGGCCTCTGGGTTTTGCTGGCGCATATAAACCTCGTCCGAGGCCGCGCCCGTAAACGCGGGGTGATCGTGGAAAAATTTGATGTGGCGAGCGTCTTTGACTACCCCGTCCCGATAAGCCCGAAAGCTGAACTCCGTGTCGCTCCAGTAGCCGTCGAACTCTGGGCACAGCAACCACTCGCGGCCAAGCCACCAGCGCCAGTTGTAACACATGATGGTCATCAGCGGATCGGTCGGCCCACGGAATCCGTCCGAAACGTGCAGCACGGTGGGCGCGTCCATGTGCGGCTGCATAGCCTGGACAATCTGCTCGTCCCATCCGTGGGGCGGATAAACATCCGACTGCGCCATGATGAAGATCCGCGCACCCGATGCCGTAGCTGCGCGGGCGGCGGCGTTGTAGTTCGCCACGGCGCTACTGTGGCCCTCTGGAACAGCGGGCGCTAATCCGTGCGGGTAATGCTTCAACTGCTCGACAATCTCTTCGTCCGACTCGCAGATGCCGAAATAGTAGGCCACGCGCTCCGGGTGCGCGGCACGGCTTAACCACAAATCACGCACTTCAATGTCCTTGGCTCCCCTGCCCGCTGGATGCCCCACGGCAATGCGGGGCTTTAGCCTCTTAAGCCATTCTTTGCGGAGGCGCTCCGCTTCCTTGGTGTGGCCTGCTTTGGCGAGGGCCAGCGTCTTTAGGTCATGCGCCCGCCACCCGTAGAGCGAAGCATCATGCGTCCAGCTTGGTTCGTCTGGCATGGGCTGCGCTTCCATCGCGTTCGCGTAGGCCAGCGCCTTGTCGGCCTTGCCGCGAGCCAGATGCAGTTTCGCAAGCTCGGCGTATCCTTCCCGGCGCTGCGGCATGAGGCGAACAGCTTCCAGTAAAGGGCGCTCGGCCTCGTCCACATCCTTGAGCCAGCGGCCTATGGTTTGGTAGGCAACGAACTTTTCCTCGTTGCCCAGATCGTCGCGCCCGGTAGCGATGAGCGCGGCGTGCATCGCGGTCGGAATGTCCTGCTGAATCTCGCACTCTCTAAACAAAAACCACCATTCCCGCCCCGTGCGTTCTTCGGGCGGTATGCTCTCCAAGATATTGCGGTTCCGGGTGACGCTGCCGCGCTTGTTGTTTTCGGGCATATGCATGACTTGCATTTCCGAGCACCATGAGTTTTCCGTGCCTTCGTGCGTCTCGATGTCCTCGTGGACGGCATTGATCCAGCGTTTGTAGGCACTGGCTTTGACCAACCGAACGCGGCGGGCGTAGCTGCCGTTGGCGTTGGTGATGTAGGGCGAGAAAATAGCGCCCCCTTCCATCGGATGCCCCTCGCGTATCATCCGCAGGACTTCCGCGCCCGTAGGGGTCAGCAAATCGTCGCAATCGGCCCACATGAGCCAATCCGTGCCTTCGGGCGCGAGGGCAAAGGTCTGGTTGCGGGCGGCGGCAAAGTTATCGACGTGGGGCCAATCCTTGCCAGCCTCGCCGTTGTGGTATTCGCCCACGATGCAGCCACGGGCTTTGGCGATGTCCAGCGTGGCGTCGGGCGGCTGGTTGCCACAGGCGCGGACTACGGAAACAGAATCAACGTGCGGCTGAAAGCTGTTGAGAAAGCGGGTGATGTTTTCCGCTTCGTTGCCGCAAATGATGCCGAGATGAATTTTCGCCACTGACTACAAAAAGGAAGGGCCACGGCGAGTGGAACCGTGACCCCTGCTCGTAAGAGCAAATGAAACTCCCGCCGCGTCCACTCACACGGCGGGAGATGAACACACAGGATTAGATGACCAGCGCCATCGTGTTGCTGGTGAGGCCGGGGGCCGCGCCGAACATAAGCTCGATGGAAGCGTTGACCTGACGGTTGTTGGTCGAACCCCACACGTTCCAGTAGACCGAGAGGCCCAACTGATCGAGGGTGACAACTTGGTCGCTGATCTGGAACTGCGAGGAAACCGCAGGGTCGATCATCGGCTTGGCCGAGGCAACGCACACCGCTTCGCGTGAGCAGGCGAAGCCGTCGAGGCCCGTGACCGCACCGCTGAAGCTGTTCGCGTAGTAGATGCCCTGATCGAAACCATAAGCACCGTTTTGGAGCGGCAGGAAGTCGGCGTTGGTCGGGATGAGCGCCGAGTAGATCGACGGAGTAACGACCAAGCCCTTGCTGGTGGATTTGCTGATCGCGCTCCACAGCGAGGCCAGATGGCCGCTGCCCGGAGTGATCGTGGTCGTGGTGACAGTCGCCGCGCCGAAGTTGACCGTGGTCACGGGCGTAATGGCGATGCTCCAGAGCTTGTCGGCCAGAGCGTCCACGTTGATCTTGATGAGGTTCTCAAGGCGATGGCCGAGGGCGAGGTCGCTCTGGCTGATGCCGAAGAACTGAGCCACATGATCCAAGGTGACGGTGGCTTTGCCAACGGTCACATCGGAACCGGGTTCAAAATTGGTCGGGTTAACAGCGGTGGCGCTGGTTGCCGAAACGATGGGCACCTGAATGGTGTCCTTTGCTTTCTTAACTTCATTGCTGAAGTCAGTGGTGAAAAGGCGCAGAGGAGCGAGGCGGTTAGCCAAGACTGTCTGAACCTGTTGCGAGATGGTGGCGACCACCAGCCCGGAATCGAATACGTTAGCCATATCTTTGGTTGATTAGGTTGGGTTTGTTGGTTGTTGGGTTTTCCTTAGCTGGTGGCTTTGGAAAGTGAGGCGCGAGCGGCCCAGATGGCTTTCTTGTGCTCGGCGTAAAGTTTGTTACTGACCGCGAAGTCCTTGGCCTCAACTGCGGCCATCCACTGCGCCACGGGGTCGGACTCTTCGGACTTGGCAACCGGGGCGACTGTTGCGGCGGAAACGCCTGCGGACTTCTCCAGCGCGGCGAAAGCGTCTTTGACTTTGGAAAGCTCGGCCTCGGCAGCTTCGGCGCGGGCGATGGCTTCGGCCTTCTCGGCTTCCAGCGCGGCGAGCTTTTCGGCGGAATCGTCGGCCTTGGCTTCGGGCGCAGCCTCTTCGGCGGCGGGATCTTCGGTGATTTCGGGCGCAACGGCCTCGACGGTGACGGGCGCTTCCTCAACGGCGACTTCGACCGCAGGCGCGGCGACTTCGGTTTCGGTGGCGACGGAGTTGGATTCGTCCATGCGCCTTGCAAAAGTGTCAAACCTGTGGCGCAAATCCTTGGCGCTGGCGGCGGCAGGAATGCCGTCCTCGATGGCGTCCACAAAGCCGAGCGCGGTGGCTTCCAGCGCCGTCAGCCATGTCTCTTCGTCCATGAGTCGGCTGATCTCTTCGGCGGGCATCCCGCTCTTGCGCTGATACCCGCGCACCAGCGTGGACTTCATGGTGTCGAGCAAGTCGGCTTGCTTGCGGAGATCGTCAGCCTCGCCAGCGGCGAGCGTCCACGGGTTGTGGATCATGAGCAGCGCGTTTTCGCTCATGTAAGTCGGCTTGCCCGACATGGCGATGTAGCTCGCCATCGAAGCCGCGAGGCCGTCGATGTGGACAGTGACGCCGCCTTCGTGGCGGTTTAGCGCGTTGGCGATGGCACTTCCGTCAATGATCTCTCCACCGGGGGAGTTGATGCGGACATGAACGTGCTGGCCTTTGTATTCGCGCAGTTCTGCGATGAACTCTTTTGCGCCGATGCCGAACGCACCGATTTCGTCGTAGATAGAAAGCTCAACCTCGCCGCTCTTGTCGGAAGAGTTTTTAAACGCATACCACTTCTGGGTCATGCACCCTCGCGGGTGTCAAACGTCGGCAGGCGGCACTTCTACTTGCGAGGGTTGTTCGGCATATTCCTCTGTCTCGTTGTGAACCATCGGCGTTGGTGATCCCGGCGCGGGCGGGAATACGTCCGTGACGCTCAACCCTGCGGCCTCGCACTTTTCCTTGCGGCGAACAGCGGCAGCAATCGCCGCATCTTCTTCGGCCTCTTCGTCCAGCCCGTGCATCTCGGCAAAGCGGCGGGTGGACATTGCGCCTGTGCGGACAATCTCCAAGAGCGCCTTGGTGTCGCGGCCAAAGTCCACCGTGGCGCGGGCTGGCGGAATGAAATCCACTCTCCACCAATCGTCACGCAGCGGCAGACGCCCCGCTTGGATCTCCGACCAGACCCAATACTTCCAGAAGCGGCGGCAAAACTGATTGATGAGCCATTCCTGCAATTCGGAGAAAAAGACCTGTGCATCGGCCAGCACATAGCGGGTATTGGCCCCGCCGATCCCGGCCACCGACCACAGCATTTCGGGCGATACGCCGATGCCCCAAGAGATATCGCGGGCAAGGAAGTCGAGGAACGCTTGGAAGTTGCTGCCGGGGTGCTCGTTCTTGAACTGCTGCAACTTGCTTCCGGGCGGCAACTGCACCACGCCCGATTGCGAGTAGAGCTTGTCGAGCGTCACACTTCCCGTGGAGGCATCCTGCTTTTTGAGCGCGGCCCCCATGCCGATCTGCATGGCATCGGGCGACTCGATGATGAATGCGGGCTGGCTTGCCAGCTTGAACGTCTGCTTGGTGAAGCTGACGATATCGGCCATGTCGTGCAGATGCAGGGCAGCGCGAGCCAGCCATGACGGACTGCGTGTGTAGCCAATGCGGACGGGGCGGCGGAAGTGCAGGATGTCATCGGCAGAGACATCGGTGAAACGCTGCGCGTCGGCGCTGCCAAGGATGCGGTATTGAGTCGGCCTGCCGTAGCGATCCGTCCGCACGCCGTCTTGCCATTCGTCCTGCGCCAGCGGGGTTGAGGCATTGCCCACTTGCTCGGCCCCCATAAACCGAACCAGAGCGCGCCCGCTCTCGCTTTTGATGAACTGCCCGAAAAAGTCGCCGTCGATAGCAACGTGGCGGATGATGAAGCTCTGCGCTTCGTAGAAATTGACCTGACCGCCCGCGTCGAAACCAAACGCTTCGCGGCCTACCGAATCCTCAAAAAGTTCTTCCGCCTGTTTGTTCCACGCATCGTCCGAGGTGCGAGCGGCGGGGATGATGCCCGTGCCGCAGACATAGCGCGCCACGCCATCCACGGCGCGGGCGGCAAGGCCCACGTTGTTGTAGAGCCAGCGCGCCTTCCGCATGATGTTGACCCGCGTGCCGTTGGTAAGCTCGTTGCGCGGCTCCACCGTGGGCATATAGATGAACGTCCTGCCCGGCTGATAAAGTTCGCCCGCCTCATAGGCTGCATTTTTGGCATCGGGCTTGCGCGGCCTGCCTGCTCCGGGGCGCGCTCCGCCGCGCTTTGATTTCGTTTGAATTTCCGCCACGCCTGCGGCGGTCTGTCAAATCACAGGCGCACGGGCGCTTCCGACCAATCGGCGTAAACCATGCCCGCGCTGCGGACTTTCGTGGGCTCGGCAGACGGGGCGAGATCTTCGATCAAGTCTTCGACCAGATTCAGAATGTCGGCCTTGCTGTAACGCTTGGCCTGGCCGCTCGTGCTGCCACCCTCAAAGCCCGTCGAGGTGATGACCACTTCGCTTTCTGCCGAGGCAAACAGCGCGGTTGCCATCGTCTGCAATTCGGAAAGCGTCTTGGTGCGCTTCAAGAATTTGCGGATGCCAGCAAGCTCGGAGGTCATGCTTGGGCGTCGGCTGTCAAAGGTTGTGGTTGCGCCTCAAAGTGCTGCCGCATGACCCACCACGTCACCAAATGCAGCTTCGTGCAATCGCCGTAGTGGTCGCCCGCCACCTTCTTCCAGACTCGGCCTTTGGTCTTCTCGCTCTCGATGATCTTCTGCCCCATGTGCCCAAGCAAAAAGTCTTCACCCGTGTCGGACGGGAAATGCAAAAGCGGCGGCGATTTTTTGGCGATGCGCTCGATGTAAAGCGCCACCTTGGCCGAAAAGTCCACATAGCGGTAAAGCACCAGCGTCGGGTAATCCTTCAAGTGCGACGCGTCCCATGTGCCTGCCTGTGCCGCCGATCCCTTGGACGGAAAGAACACGCCACCCGAACGGGCGCACGTTGCATAGACGCGCTCGGTGAAGTCGCCCGAATCGACCAGCCCGCATTGGATGCGGATTGGTTCTTCGCGTCCCTCGACGCGCCATTCCATGCGCGCCACGAGCGGGATCAAGTCCTCGATGGCAAAAGTTGTGCCGTAGTCGATCACATAAGACTCGCCGCCTTCCGTCCACGCTTGCACGCTCCAGTGCGTTTGCATTTGTCCGGGGTCAGCACAAAGCGTGACCAGCGCGGGCTCGACGGGCATCTGGCCGCGCTTGTAAGTCGCATCACGCATCGCCACCACAGCATCGTCGCTAACGTGCGCCGTGCGGTCTTCCCATCGCTGCGCCATGCGCTTTTGCAGGAATTGCTTGCGCGGCTCGCGGTCGCCGCGCTGCCAAGCCTCTTCGGCCCTGACCCACTCGGACGCCAACTTTGACCACGGCACCCACCACACCGTGAGCGCGTTGTAGTTGAACGCCAACCGCCCGGTCATGCCGTCAGCCACTTGGATGTATTGCCCCGTGGCGCAAAGTTGTCGGCGTTGCTCCGCGTTGTCTTCAAAGCGCGCATCGCACCCGGCGCAGACCATGTGCGTGGTGGCCGCGAGTCTGTCCCAATCCATTGACCCGTCCTTTTTGCGTTCCCGCTCAAAGCGCACCATCTCAAAGCGCCACGGTTGGCGACGTTGGCAATGCGGACACTCCCATTGCCATTGCCATTGCTCGCAAAGGTCTTGGGCCGCGTGGAAATCGTCGCCTTCTTCGCCGCCCTGGCTGACCAGCACCACCCGGCTATTCCATCGGTCGTGCGTGCGGCGGCGGAACTCCTCGACCATGCCGTGCTTCCAGCGCCACACCTCGTCACCGATACACCAGCGGATCGACTTTTCTTGGAGGTTGCTGATGTTAGCCCCGCCGATGAAGAGCGGCATATGGGGGAAAAGGATCTCGGTCTTTCGTTTTGCGTGGCGGTCTTTGGGGAATAGCCGCGCCACGGGTTCGGTGGCGTTGAAGACGGGAGCCAACCGCGTCTCGGCCCACTCTTTAGATAGCTCGTCCGTCTGCCCCGCAAAGAGGGACGGCCCCGGCGCTTGCGATACCACCCACGCCAGAAGGCACTCAAAGAGCGTGGTCTTGCCCGATCCGACCGGGGCGCAAATCACCACCTCGTCATTGGTGTCTTTGGCGATCTCTTCCAGCGGCGCGTTTAGCCAAGGCGCGGTATCCCTGCGGAAGCGCGGGTTGCGCGCCGAGTGCGGAAGCTCCACGTTGGCCTCAATCCAGTCAATGATGCCAAACTGCCTTTCGGGCGCGATCCGCTCTTGGAATATCTCATCGCTAATAATCATGCCTTTGCCATCGCTTCCAAGGTGTTGTTCACCTCGCGCTCGATGATTGGGGCCATGTGTGCCGCTGTTAGTCCCTCCAGTTGGCCCGGCAACACGGCGATCAACGAGCCAAGGCAGGCTTTGATAACCGCCACATTTTTTATCGTCTGCTCTTGGACGCTGTCTTTGTGAATCCAGTTGCCAGCGTCGATCTCAAGTTGTCGCTCAATGCGCTGGCACTCCAACTGAACCTTGCGGAGCTTGGCTCCCTCCAAGGTGCTAAGGTCGGCAAGTTCGGCGTCCGACATCCTGCGGGCGTGGCGCTCCGTAATGCCAAACCTCTTGGCGGCATCCTTGACCTTTGCGGCCCTATCCTCGCGGACATTTTTTTGCCGTTTGCTCATAAATCATGTGTAAATGACGCCCAAACCCCATTGGTTTGCGCTCCACGGAAGCCTTCTTACCGGGGGGGTGGGTCATGAGCCCAATTCCCCATAAAACTCCACGATCTCCCGCAGCGTCTCGCGGATGTCTTCCCTGTCTTGATCGTCCCACTTCTTCCAAGCCTCCCCAAGCTCTCGACGCCATGCGCGAAACTCCCTTTGCACAGCGTAAGGAGAAGGCAGGGAAACCGTGCGCTTGTCCATGTCGATGCGGATCACCTCATGCGCCCGAATGCTGGCCTGCAATTCCCTTGGGCTCAGTCCCTCGATGCTCGCGGTAGTCAGCCACACTTGCCTGTCCTTGTCGCTGTCGCACCGCTTGCTTGCCACAAGGTAATGCTCTTGGGTGAGGTTCTCGTGCCGATGCTCTGGCGATACCTCGGCAATCAGTTGGAGGTTCTCTTTGAATTTAAGATCAAACTCCATCTGCTCCAATGTCGCAGAAACAAACCCCGCCTCGTAGTTCGTGCGGCCATAGCGCAGCCAATCCGCATTCCACACCGTCAATGATTCCTGTGCGGTCTTTAGCCATTGGCCGAAATTGGCCCACTCTTCGCCGCTCATGCCTTCGGGCAAGATCAGCGATGTCTTCGTTGCGATGATCCCTTGCGGGACTTTGTATTGTGTCAGTTGTGTTCCCATAGATTTGTTTAGGCCGCTGCTTCCTTCTTCTTTTTGACGTAAGCCACCCGCGCCTCGCGGTATTTCACCCTGGCCTCTTCCGTCTTCGCGTAGGTCAGATCGTAAAGCCCAAGCTCCTTTTGCCATTCCTTCTGCCAATAGCTCATCAGAGCCCGCGTGACTCCGAGTTCGGTGGCCTTACTGTGCGGATTGTGCTGGGTCAGATGCCGAGCCACGCCTGACTGAAACGCCAGCGCCCAAAAGACCACCTTGGAATCTGCCGTCTTCTCGCCAAGGAACCGCCCCAATATCGCCCCCAGCACCTTGGCCTGCATCGAGCGGGCCGCGTCATGCTCCCGCTTGCGCGCCCAAGTCAGCACTCCGAGCGCCTGCCCCTCATGCAGCCCGAACCGCTCCATCAAATCCTCGTGGTCTTGGTCGATGGCCCCGGCCATGTCTGGCACTTCGCTTGCCTCGTTCCATTCCGCCGCGTCCTTTTCCTGCCCGGTGTGGTGCGCTTCACTTGCCAGCTTGGGCATTGCTTCAACCAGCCTCCGCTCCTTTTCGGGCAATGTCTTGGCCCAGTCGGCAATAAGCTGATCCTGTCGCTTTTCTGCCGATAACTGCGGAGGACAAACCCCTGTTGGCTGCATCCCCCACCATGTTTTGTCAATTTGCGCTCGTTTTTTCATTGTTTAAAAGCCTTGGAACTCAGGTGCCATCCCGCGCAGCATTTGCATTTGTAAGGACGCAACCCGCGCGCCTTTTTCGGCGATGGTTTGGATGCATAGCGCACTTTCTCCGTGCATTGCCGCTCAATGGCCTCCAGCCGATAGCCCGCGGTCCCGTGCGGCTGGCTCAGGAAATTATCCCGCCACCATTGCCAAATGCCGGCTGTGGCATCCATCAAGCCGCCCTCCTGACCGTCTCAGCCAACCTCACCGTCACCCCTTCGGTGACCAGCTCGACGGCCCGCGCGTCGAACAATACAGCCGCATCAGCCGCCTCTTGGCCCACGGCCGCGATCAGCCATTCGGCCGGGTGGCCGTAGCTCAAGATGGGTCGGCCTGTTCGTAGTTCGGCCAGTTTGATTCGTCTTTTTTTCATTGATTTGATAGTGAATTTTTAGCGGCCCAACAGTCTTGAGACGGACAGGACTTTCTGTCTGTCCTCAAGACTGATTGGAGTGCTTCATTCATCACATTTTTACTTAGTGATGATGAATGAAGCTGAAGGGGGTCAAAATGGGTCATTTGATCTCCCATTCTTAAGCCGAAAAACGGCCTCCTTTGTTCCATTATTGATCTTCTCAATCCCATATTCGGCCAGCAAATGGCCGTGCCGATTGATCGACTGTTTCCACACGCCAGGGCTGTGACTGTCGCCCGTGATGGCCTTGGCCCGCAGGATCAATTCCGCGCTGCCCATCGAGCCATCGGAAGCGCCTTGCAGCACTTTCTGTATGGCCTCGGCCCTCGGTGTGAACGTGTCCTTGGTCTTCCCCGGCTGCCGCAGCTTGGCCGGGTCCAGGTCGCTCCGGGGATTCATCACCGGCGCCTCCCATTGCAGCACCAGCGGCGGTATCGGGGCAAACTCCCGCAGGATCGCATCCAGCGTGTAGCAATCCTCCTCCTCGTGGTTCGTGAACGTCATGATGGCGTCAGGATCGCGCGCCATGACCCCGCTACCCGAGATTCGGTCCATCGCCTCTTTGCCGCTTTGGTTGCCCTTGGAAAAGTGCGCCGCGAAGGCAATGGCCGCATTGCACTCATCGGCGAATCGCTCAATCTCCAGCATAAGAGCCGCCATATCGCCGGCAGAGTTTTCGTCCTTGTCGCCGTAGGTCTTGTAGATCGGGTCCAGGATGATGAGGGCAAACTTCGGTGCGTCCTTGTCCTTCAGCCGCATCCGCGCCGTCGAGAGCATCGTGACGAGGTCGTAGCACTTGCCGCGTAGATTCCATGTGTGGATGGCCGAGCTGACCTCGGGCTTCAGTCCCGTGCCCTTGCACAGCCCCCGCTTCTCCGCGATCCACCGCACCCGCCGGCCGGCGGTATGTCTGCGAAGCTCCAAATTCACATACAAGACCGCCCCCTGCTTGCACTGGAAATGCCCGAGCCACTTTCCCCCCGAGGCCACGGCCAAGGCCAGATCGACCAAGCACCACGTCTTGCCCATCTTCGAGCCGCCGCCCACCACGAGCTTGGAGCCAAGCCGCAGCACCGCGCCCTCCTCCGAGCCGTCCGGCCCGCAGATCAGCACTTCCGGCGCCTCTTCTTCATAGGCCAGAAGTTCATTGCCATTGACCCAAGGCGGCAGCGAGTCCGAGTCGGGCGCGTCATCCGCCACCTCGAGCGTGTGGACATTGGCCGGCTCGCCCGCCGCGTCCATGTGTTCGGTTTCCTTGAAGGCTTGAAAGCCCGCCGGTTGTGCTTTGTGAACATTACGCATCGAAAAACTCCACTCGTTGAATTGTCCCATTCTCCCGCTGCCCGTTCGGCATCCGCACGAACTGCGACTTCAGCCAAGTCTTCGGATCGCCGCCCAGGCGGACGGCCTCCTCCATAAATTTCCGGTCACTGGCCTCATCGGTCGCCCGATACCAGCCATGCAGCGACTTGCTGCCGCTGAAGACCACCATCCGCAGATCGCGGAACTCTGAGAGCCAGATATGCCGCGCCGCCTGCTCGTCAGGCGTGGCACCGTCATCAAACTCCACCACGATGTTCTGTCGCGGCCCGGTGTTGTCCAAAGTGTGCGCGGAAAGCTCGCCGTCACTCTTGCGCTTGCCCTCGAGGGCCGACATCGCATTCGGCACGACGAACTCCCACATCCGCAACTGCCCGGCAAAAGCCGACATCGCCGCCGTCTCGAACTTCGCCACCCCGAGCCCCACGCAGGCAAGCACCTCGCTGCCACCCAGCAATGAGCCAAGGAACCACTCAGGCGCGGTCTTCTCCATCTCCGCAGCATCCAGCGCCGACGCCTCCCGCAACTTCTCCAGCGACCACTCCCGCCGCTTAGAAAGCCGGCGGCACTCCGCCTGCAAAGTCTTATTCGGCACCGGCCACGGCCTCACCCGGGCGGTGCCCGTGCTCGGCGTCACTTCATACGCATATTGAATGGCGGACAGGATCTCGCGGTCAGGCGTGAACCGCCCGCCATTGTCCTCGCGCACCGCATCCACCATCCGCCGGATGATGTGATAGGCGCGGGCGTGGCCGATCCCGTCATCGCGCAGCATACAGGCCCAGGCATAAATCTGCCCGTGCAAGCTGGACGCCTGCCGCTTGCGCTTGTTGGGCGAACGGCACCAGGCGAGGAATTTGCTGTCGGTCATGCGACCTCCCCCTCCAGCGGCAACATCTGCCCGCGCTCCGCTTCCGCCGCCGCGATCCGCGCCTTGGCGATCTCGACGTATTCCGCCTCACGCTCTATGCCGATAAACTGAAAGCCCTCCAGCACAGCCGCCTTGCCCGTGCTGCCGCTGCCCATGAACGGGTCGAGCACCGCGCCGCCGGGCGGTGTGACGAGTCGGCAGAGGTAGCGCATGAGCGCGGCTGGCTTGACGGTGGGGCGGTTGTTTTTACGCCTGCCTTCGTATTTGTAATCTTCCCGCGTGTGCGGCCTCGCACCACCCAGACCGCCACCGTAACCACTGTCTATTTTTTCTTCCATCCAACCAAACAGCCCCTCATCCCTATCCTTCTTGCTTGCCTTGGCGCAGTAGAAGAAGCGGGCGGCGGAGCCGGTAGTCTTGTCCGTTCCGGCATCTTCCATGTCTTTCAAGCCGTGTTTATAGATTCCGCCATCTTTGGCCTGCTTGTATGACCAATGCCCGCCGCCGCTTTGCGGAAACAACCCCACCACCTCGTCGCTGCCGTCGTGGATCAGGTTTGCGGGCCAGCGGCCACTCTGAGACGGCTCAAACGTCCTACGCTCCCGCCTCGGTTCGTAGGACGTTTGAGCCGTGTTTACTCCTTGCGTGACAGCGTTTTCTGTATAGCCATCGCCCGCTGCGATCCTGCACCCATCCACATTCAGCGCCCCGGTGCCGTGCTCCAGCACGTTCTCGGCCACGGTGCCGGCCAGCGGCTTGCGGGCCATGGTGATCGGCTCCAGGGCGGGCTTTAGGGCGGTGCCCCAGCCTTGCCATTGGCGAGCAAAGACGGTGGCTGGCGCACTTTCGTCGGGGCGCGATGCTTTCCCGTAGCAATTTGCATTTTCTTTGCCGTTTAAGTGAGCAAAGCGATTCGGGCCAACAACCTCGCGCTCGGCACCAGCCGCTTTGTCTATCGCCTTGCTTACATCCAGCGACTTCGGAAACCCCGACCCGTAGACCCACGCAATCATGTCTCGAATCTCAAACCCCGCATCCTCTATGCGAACGGCCATCCGATGCTGTGTGCGTGTTCCTGCAAACGCCAGCAAATGCCCGCCCGGCTTCAGCACCCGCAAACACTGGCGCCATATCTCCTCGCTCGGCACATCGTAGTCCCAGCGTTTGCCCATGAAGCTAATCCCGTAAGGCGGATCGGTGACGATGGAGTCCACGCTGGCATCTGCCATGCCGCGCAGGACTTTGAAGCAATCGCCGTGGTGCGTTTGCCAGCGAGGTGTATTGATGCTGGCCTCTGCCGTCGCATCTTCGTCGCGTTCGCGCTCAATCTGTTCGCGCTCCAATTCCTCGAGCAGCATTGTTTTAGTCGCGCCCATTATCGCCGCCCTCCTTCCACTCCCTCGAGGCCCGGATGAACGCATAGTAAGCCGCATTGACTGACTGCTCGTCCATGTGACCGCCGCCGGCCGGCAAGGCCCAGAACAACTGCTTCGCCAGATTGCGCGCCTCGTTGCGCTCTTTGGCGAGACGCAGGATGGCGCTGTCGATGGTGGGTTGTGCCGCAATCACGCCGCCCTCCTCTCCCTGTATTGCTCCGGCCGTGGGTCATACCCCTTGCGGAAGCGCCACACCGCGCACATCTGCGTGAAGGCGTGGTAAGCCTCGACCAGCCGCGCCTTGTCGTGCTTCACCACCTCCATGCGTCCCGGCTCCGTGCTTGAGATGAAGAGATTGGCCGCCAGCACGCGGTCGAGATACTCGGCCCCGTAATGCGTGGCCGCGTAGGCCGCGAGTTGCAACGTGTGCTCGTCGTAGGCTTCGACCTTCTCGTCGGGCTTGGTCTTCTTCGTCTTGAAGTCGAGGATGCCCATGTTCGGCGCATCCACCGGCCCCCAGGTAAAAAGACTGTCCACCCTCCCGGCAAAGCCGTGGATCGGATTGACCAGGACAATCTCCGAGTGCGTCACGCGGATGCCCTTCTCCCGCATCCAAGTGATGACCGGCTTGACGTAAGGGATGAGCTCGGCCGGCGCCTCCTCCGCGCTGCCGCGCATCAGATTCTCGATGGCCGTGTGAATCCGGCTGCCGAGATCGGCCGCCTCACCCACCTGACTCATCGCGTGCTCGATGGCCCGATCGGCAAACCGATCCAGCGGCTCCTCGCCCTGCGGTGGTGGCACGTTGAGCGCCGCCTTGGCCGCCTCGCGCATCTTCCACTTCGTCAGTTGCGGTTTGTCCAGGATACCGATAATCGTCGTGACCGACGGCAGCAGCCCCATCTTGCGCGCATCACGAATCGTCGTGGCGCGTGTTCCATCTCCGTCCTTGTTCGGCACCGTGTGGCACGGCTTGCCGTCTAAGGAATACCAGTGACTTGAGCCCAGGCTGGGCTTCGTTAGGATAGCCATTGCAATCGTAAGGGTTGCGGGGCGGGGCGCTTGAGGATTCCCGTCGAAAGTTGTCCTCGATTGCGCTCCCGCCCCAATTCCTTAGAACGGATCGTTGCTGTCTTTGACCGGCCCGAGAAACTCCAAGTCCGAATCATCCGACTTGGCCGCCGATCCGCCGACCGAAGCAAACGCTTCGACCTTCGGCACCTTGTCCTCGAGACCATCCATGACCGGCGCGATGCCGGTGATGTTGTTGTAGGTCTTGCCGTTGCGGGACTCCTCGGCCGTCACCGTGATCTGGGCGCCCTTGCCCTTCAGCTCCTCGGTGTCCATGCCGGGCTTGGGGTTCTCGCCCGTCCAGGCTTTGAGGAACTTGGTCAGGTTGGCCTTCGGCCCGCCCGTGATCTTCATTTCCCGGGTGGCGAGCTTGTGCAACGCGCCGCCCTTCGTCTTCACGCCGAAGACAAAGCGCGTCACGTCCACCTTCTCCATCTCCTCGCTTTGGAACTTCGGGCGATCGACGCCGTAGCTGTCGATCACGTCCACGCACACCGCGAGGTATGTTCCTGCCGGTGGCGGTTCCCCCAGCGCGCCGAGGCCGCTGCCCGTTGATTGTGGTATCTTAGCCATGTGTTCTTGTTCTCCTTTGGTGCTTAGTTGTTCAGCGATCCGGCGCACCAGGCGTCCCGCTGTTTTCGGTTGCCGCGAGCCGCTCGGCTTCGCGTAGCTTCCGCAAAAGTGCCAAAAAATCCTCACCGGCCATCGTCACCAGCCAGGGCTTGCTCGAGGTCTTGTGCGCCACGGCCGGCGGCACGCCGATCGGGCAAGCCGCCGCCGCCTGCTCATAGGCCCGACGCACGTTGAGCACCTCGACAAACTTGACCTCCCACCACAGCCCCGAGTTGTCCTCCACATCGGCGCCCCCGCTTCCTAGGTGCGCCTGCTTGTAGCCAGCACGCTCGGCCTCGAAGCCAAACATCCGCAGCACGTCACGCCAAAGGCGCTCGCCCCTCTTGCCCTTCTCTCTTTGTGCGCGGCTCATATATTCCCCCAACCTCCGTCTGCCGCCGCTTTGTCCCGGCACTTCTCCGCGCAAGCCGCATCCCGTGCGCGCTCGTCGGCCACCATTTCGCGCAGCCGCTCAAGCTCGCGCACCAGGATGCCGCGTTCAACTTCCCAAGTGGCGAGCGTGGCCTTGGCTTCCTCGGCTTCCTGTTCAAGCCGCACGATGCTCTGGCACGCTTTGTCGTAAAGCTCCCGCAGCGTCGGTTCATCATCGTGCCACATAGGCCCGAAGCCAACCTCGCCCACCGTCAGGGAATTAGCGGGGGCGGCATCAAACGTGCCGCGCAAGGCAC